ATTAAAAGAACTTTTATCATATACAGATGAAGATGATGAATTATTGGATCAATTAATAAGTGAGCTAGTATATAGCTTAGCAATGATTAAAACACAAAACAAAATACTAGAAGATTTGGAAGAAGGTAAATAAATGAAATATATTTTAATAAATCTTATTACTTGGTTAATTTTAATGATTACAATGGGGTTTTTACAATATATAAAACATTTAGATAGAGTTTGCTTTTTTGTTACTTGTATAATGATGGTTGTTGTTACATTTATTCAATTAGAAATGAGGGACAAATAAATGAAAGGTGGTGAAAAAATGAAAAATAAAAACGAGCTAATTGAAATCCAAAAATTACTTAAAAAACAAATGGTTAGACTTGATGAAGCAGTAAGTAAAGAAGTGCCTATTGAAATTGGAAGAAGTGGTGCTATGTCACAAAACGCAAATGCTTATTGTAAGGCGATAGGAATTAATATTAAAGTAAAAGAAATGTGTGGTAAGAACCCACAAGCGGTAGATACTATTTTAACTGAATTAGGTGTTTTAAATGAAGACTAGAACATATCATAAATACACAGATGAAGAAAGACAATTTATTTATAAAAATATTGATGGTTGTTATTTAAAAGATTTGGTAATTAAATTTAATAAAAAATTTAATACAAATATAAGTGAACAACAATTAGAAAATTTTAAGCAAAAAAATTGTTTAAAATCGAACATTAATTATAAATTTACAAATGAGCAAAAAGAATTTATAGAAAAAAATATTGGTAATTTTTTTACAAATGATTTAGTAAAAGAGTTTAATAAAAAATTTAATACAAATATTACTATAAAACAAATAAGAAATTATAAATCAAAACATAAATTGTATTCAAATCTTGTATATAGAGGAGGAAAACCAGTACATGTTTCTATTGGAACACAATATTTAACAACTAGTGGTACTCCAATGATAAAGGTGTCTAACAACAAACAAAATCCAAAACTACAATGGACCACTCGTGCTAGATATATTTATGAAAAGTATAATGGAAAAATACCTAATAATTATGTTATTCTACATTTAGACGGTGTAAAAGATAATGATAATATAGATAATTTGGTAGCAATCCCAAAAAGTTATTTTGATTATTTAAGAGTTAGAGGCTTAATCATCAAAGATAAAGAAACAAACAAGACGGCAATTATGTCTACTGACTTATTATTTAAAGCAATTAAGAAAAAGAAGCAGGTGATATAATGAACCAAACAAGTATATTTGATATGTTGTACCCAAAATATAAAATAACTAAACCAATTAGACTTATAGAATTATTTGCAGGTTATGGTTCACAAGCACTTGCATTAAAATATCTAGGAGTACCATTTGAACATTGGAAGATATGTGAGTGGGCTGTTAAAAGTATTCAAGCATATAAAGACATACATATGCCTAACGAATATCACCCTTATGGTTATTTAGAAGAAAAAAAAGAAGATTTAGTAGATTATCTTTTTGAATTAGGTATTAGTTCTAATTACAATGAACCAATGACTAAAGAACAAATTAGTAGATTAAAACAAGAAGATTTAGCAAATATACTTGAGAATATTTATGTCACAAACAATTTAGTAAATATTCAAAAAGTTAAAGGTAAAGATTTAGAGATAGTTGATACTGATAAGTATGAATACATACTAACATATTCATTCCCTTGTCAAGATTTATCTCTTGCAGGAAAAAGAGCAGGAATGAATGATACATCCACAAGAAGTGGTATGTTATGGGAAGTTGAAAGAATACTAACTGAATGCCACGAACTTGGTAATTTGCCACAAGTGTTGTTAATGGAAAATGTGCCACAAGTTCATAGTCAAGATAATATTGCAGACTTCCACAAATGGCAATTAAAACTTGAAAGTCTTGATACTTGGGGAATATTCTTATACATTCCCACAACCTATACCTTTGAAATTAAAATTAAAAGATTTATTAGAAGAAAATGTTGATGAGAAATACTATATAAGTGAAGTACTGACAAAATATATAACTAAAAATTATGAAATTGAACCAAAAAACGATTTTAATGTAATTGATAGTTATAACAAATGTTTAACAAATGAAAATTATAGTGGTTGTATTGTTACAGGTCAAGGAAGAAATCAAGGTAGTATGATAATGAAAAAAATAATACCATATGGTACTTATTATACTTGGAAAGATAAGCAGGGAAATATTAATACTCAATGTAACAGAGCTGCAGATGAAAATAAAAACGCTTTGACTGTTGCGTGTGCTAACTCTGGAAATGTATTAATAGATTACAGAATAAGAAAACTTACACCAAAAGAATGTGGACGCTTGATGGCAGTTAAGGATAAAGATATAGATAAATTAAATTTGAGTGATAGTGCAAAGTACCATATCTTTGGAGATGCCATTGTCTGCACAGTGCTTATGTCAATTTTTGGAGAAATGTTAGATACTGATTATAGAAGTAAAGTTGAAAGGTGGGATTATAATGACACACCCTTATAAACAAATATTTGTAAATGGTAAAAGAATTGATGAACATAGATACATTATAGAACAACATTTAGGAAGAAAACTAAAAAGAAATGAATATGTACACCATAAAAATGGAAATAAAAGAGATAACAGAATTGAAAATTTAGAAATAATGACACCATTAGAACATAATAGACACCATTTAGAAAAATTGCCTAAAACAAAAATATGCATAGAATGTGGAAAAGAGTTTGAACCACCAGTAAAACATAGAAAAAGAAACATATTATGTTCAAAAGAATGTTGGTATAAACACCAAAAGAAAGTATCACCATTTCAAAAGAAAAATAAAGATAGTTAATACTATCTTTTTTGTTACAAAATTATATTAAAAATGTATTGAAATTATATTAAAAGTGTATTATAATTATATTATATAAATAGAAGGAGGTAAGATAGTGAAGAAAGCATATATTCATTTACAAGTTCTGGAAGATTTAAAAAAAGAACTTGAAGATGAAGCCAAACAAAAAGGTTTATCGCTGAACTCTTATGTTATAACTATTTTGTTAGGAAGAAAGAAAAAATGAAAAAAAATGATGTTTTAAAAGAATTAAACAAGGCATTTAAAGATTTTGTTTTTTATGAAGATGGTCATTATTATACTTATAAAAATAAACCAATTGGAATATCAGCAACCAGGTTAATTGAAGAATATGCTAACGATTTTAATGAACAAGAGATAGCTGAAAAAGTTGCAATTAGAGATAGCAAAACTATTCAAGAAGTTTTAGATGAATGGAAATATAAAAATGAGTTTGCTTGTAATAAAGGTTCTACGTGTCATAATTACACACAAAGTTTATGGTCTGGAAGTATATATGCCGACTTATTATTTGATGAAAGCAAAGAATATATTGATGCAATTACAAAAATAAAAAATCAAGCTAATAACTTTTACAATGATTATAAAGATAAACTAGAACATATTGCAGATGAATATATCATTGGATCAAGTGAATATGACTTTGCATCAGCAATTGACCATTTATTTTTAAACAAACTTACTGGTGGAATTGTCCTGGTAGATTATAAAACAAATAGTTATCTTACTGGACATAACAAAAAAGCATATTCAAAGTCAATGAAAGTTCCACTTAATAATCTTAATGATGATAGTCTTAATCATTATTATATACAACTTTCAATGTATAAGTTTATTGTAGAAAAATATACAAATCTTAAAATTGAAGATATGTTTATTGTATATATGAGTGAAAATATCGATAATTATGAAATTATTGAAATACCTTATTTAAAAAATGAAGTTGAAAAAATATTAGAAAATAGGAGAGTGAAAAATATGAAAAGTATTCCAGTTTTATTAATTGGAAAATCAGGAAGTGGTAAGTCAGCTAGTTTAAGAAACTTTAAGAAAGATGAAGTTGCTATCGCTAATGTGCTTGGAAAACCACTACCATTTAAAAGTGATTTAGATGCTCCAAAAGTTGATGACTACAATGTTATTTTGGAAGCAATTAAAAGAACTGACAAAAAGATTATTGTTATAGATGATGCAAATTATCTTATAACTAACGAGTTTATGAACAAGTCAAGTGTTAAGGGTTTTGACAAATACAACGAAATGGGTAATAATTTCTTTAACCTAATCAATGGGATCAAAAATGTTGAAGGTGGCAAGACAGTTTACTTAATAATGCACGAAGATACTGATGATGAAGGTAATGTTAAACCTAAGACTATTGGCAAGTTATTAGATGACAAAGTAAACATTCAAGGAATGTTCACAATCTGTATTCGCTCAATGTTTGACAATGGGAATTATATCTTTAGATTAAAAACAAATGGACAAGATTGTGTTAAAACCCCAATTGGTTTATTTGATACTGACCAAATGGAAAACGACTTAAAATTAGTCGATGACAAAATTAGAGAATATTATGATTTAGATAAAGAAGGAGAAAATTAATATGTTAAAAAAACCAAGTAATTATGATGAAGTTCAAGTTGGAAATGAGTTCACACCAATTGAACTTGGAGGACACAAAGGTGTTATTAAAAGTGTGGAGGAATATACAAGCGATTTTAGTGGTAATACGAGCTTAAAAGTTATTGTTGATACTACTAAAGATGACAAGCAACCTGAATATTTCACAGAACTTTATAAGAACGATGATAGAACTGATAAAAAATGGTCAAATAGTGCAATTCGTTATGTATCTTTAAAAGATGATGAAAACTGCGTTAAAATGCTTAAAGGTTTTATTACTGCAGTTGAAAACTCAAACCCAAACTTTATTTATGACTGGGACAAGGACATTGACCAATTAAAAGGCAAAAAAGTTGGTTTAGTATTTGGACTTGAAGAATACCAAGATCAAGAAGGAAATGTTAAAACAGGTAGAAAGTTAGTTCAATTTAGAAGCATTGACAAAGTTGATGAAGTTAAAATACCTCGTGTTAAAATATTAGATGGTACTTTTATTGAATACGATGAATACAATAAAAGTGTTAAAACTGCTGCTTCTAATGATGCAGTTGAGGTTGTCTTAACTAAAGAAGAATTACCATTTTAATTAATGAAAACAACTTGTAAAAAAGTTGTTTTTTTGTGCAAAAATATATTGAAAATATTTGAAATTAGATTTATAATCTATATATACACTAGAAGGAGGAAATAAAAAATATGTACACATTTAGAGATAAAAACGTGGCGATTACTTATAATAAAGTACAAATGGCAAAAGTCGTTGGACTTAACCCTGATACTTTAAGACGCGTCATAAATGGAAAACAAACTTGTTCAAAACTTGTTGCTTATTGCATAACAAAGTTTTTAAATTGTGAAGCTGAAATAATTGATTATTTTGATAGAGTATAGGAAGGAGGAAATAAGATGAAAAAGAAACAACCTGCCTTTCTGTTACCAATGGATCAAAAAGAAATTATTGATGAACTTGACAATGAAGAAGCAGGAATTATTTTTAAAGCAATTTATGAATACGAAGTAAATAAAACTGAACCAAAGCTAAATAAAATGATGAAAATTATCTTTAAACAATTTAAGGTGAAATTAGATAATTATGATAATGCTTATGAAGAAAAATGCTTGAAAAATAAGGAAAATATCACTCGTTATTGGGAAGAAAAAAAGAATAGTTCTAATGAATACGAACGTATACGTTCGAATACGAATGTATACAAAATAAAAGAAAATAAAAATAAAGAAAATAAAATAAAAATAAATAAAAATGAAAGTAAAGAAAATAATATAAAAGAATATATAAAAGATAATATAAAAGAAATAAAAGAAGATAATAAAAATAAGAGTGAGAGAAAGAAAGAGAGTATGAGAGGAAACATTGTCGCTACCGCGACCACCCCCACACTCGAACTTATTTCTTCCTATGGAGCTGATTTGGGAATTGATAAGAATTACTGTGAAAGATTTTTCAATCACTATGAGAGCATTGGTTGGGTTACTGGCACAGGACAGAAGATTAAAAATTGGAAACTAATCTTTAAAAACTGGGTTATGAAAGATAATATTAATGTCAAAGAAAAAAGTGAGTTCAAAAAAGTTGGAAGGAATGGTTTTAAATTATGAGACTTGATTTTGAAAAAACAATTTTAATCATTATGATTAATCACATTGAAAGTTTTGAAAATACTTGTCTTAAAAAAGGTTTTTTTCAAAATGAAAACTATGCCAAGATGTTTGAATATTTAGATGAATATTATAAAAAGCACCAAAGCATAGATTACATTGATATTTTAAAGGAGCACGAAGATTTTAATTCCACACTTTATCTTGAACTTGAAAAAACAAAGTTGCCGATTGATGATTGGCAAAAATCACTTATTAGTCTTGAAGATGAAATTATTAAAGAATACAAACTTTTATGGGTTAAAAAACTTGCAAGCGCTAATCTTACTTTTGATGAGTTCAAAGAAAAAATCGACATACTAGCTAAAATTGATGCAACCAAACTTAAATATTACAAAACAATTAGTGAAATTAATATTCAAAAAACTGAAGATATAACTTATATCAAATCAGGAATTGAGGACATTGACCAATGCACTAAAGGTTTTGCTCTTGGCGAGTTAAGTGTTTGGTCAGGGGGCAATGGTTCTGGTAAATCGACTTTACTTAACCAGTTGGCAATTGAAAGTATCAAACAAAATTACAACACATTAATTTTTAGTGGTGAATTAAAAGACAGTCGTTTAATGAAATGGATTAGTTTGCAAGTTTGTGGCAAAAACAACTTATTTTACAACAAAGAATATGACTTCTATTACCCAAAAGACAAGGAAGCAGTTGTTAAAACATTGGACAACAAGTTATTTGTCTACGATAACGAGTTGGGCAACGACATCAGCAAAATTATATTTGCGATTTATGATGCAGTTAAAACGAAGAATGTGAAGATGGTTATTCTCGACAACTTAATGAGTATGAACTTATCGAGTTATGGGCAAGACAAATATGATGTTCAAACAAAACTTATTACTGATTTAAGCGATATGGCAAAAAGATTAGGCATTCACATTCACTTTGTTTGCCACCCAAGAAAGTCTACAAACTTCTTGAGAAAGTATGACATATCTGGAACTGCCGATTTAACAAACATAGCTGACAATGTTTTTATTGTTCATAGAGTTAATGATGATTTTAAAAAGCAATTTCAGGAAATGTTTAAGAAAACTGACAAAGAATTAATGAGTTATGACAACATTATTGAGATTTGTAAGAACCGTGAGTATGGTGTTCAAGATATGTTCGTTGGCCAATTCTTTGAAACTGAAACCAAACGTTTCTTAAACTTTGAGAATGAACCAAAATATTATATGTAGGAGGTATTATGAGTTTTATTGTTGATGAATATGGAACTTATTTTAAAGAAGTTCGCAAAGGTGTTTATGTTCCAGAAGAAGGGTCAATTAAGCACATCGAAAAAGAAGTTAAAGTGAAGGTCAAAGAAACAAACTATAATTTGCTGGAGAAAGCAGTTCTTGATTGCATTATTAACAAACCTGAATTATTAAAAAACACAAAGCTCGAAGAAAAGTATTTTAAAAAATACAAGAGATTATTTAGATTTGTTAAAGTATGCTACGAGAAGTTTGGCAACTTAGATATAACTTTAATGAAAAGTGTATGTCCTACTGATGAAAATGCCAGTGATCTAATTGATTATGTCGCAAACGTAATTGATGCAAACCACTATTCAATTAGATACGAACAATATGAAACGAGGTTGCTTGAAATGTATGAAGATTACGAAACAATTGAGGAACTTTACAAATTAACAAAAAGGTTGTATATTCGTGATATAGGTTTAGAAGATTATAAAATACTAGTCAATAACTTGATAGGAGAAAAAAATGAAAGAGAAAACAACAATTGAGTTAGTTACACTTTTAACTGCAGCAATAAATCAGCAAAATCAAACATTAGTAAACGAATATGCGATGCAACTAACTGCAAGATTATATGTTCCTGGCAAAGGTTATTCGTTTGATGACATTTTAGTGGGTTTTGGTTATAAAGAGATTGAAAAAGATGATAAACAAATATCAATCGAAGATTATATGAGAGGTAGAAATGAGCGTAGCTGAAAAAGAAATTAAAATTATTCAATTAAGTGGCAAGAGATATGATATTCTCCAAAAATTAAAAAAAGCATCACCTGCCGAAAGAGAAAAATATGAGAAAGAGTTAGAAAAGATAAACAAGGAAATTGAGGAGTTGTTAGGTGAAAGACTTAATAATTATCGATACTAGGGAAAAAGGTCACAAAAAGATACTCGAATACTTTGACCAGGTGCAGCAAGATTACATTATCTCAAAGCTCGATGCTGGTGACTATATGATTTACAAAGATTATTCCACAATCATAGACAAGAAAGATGGTTTATTAGAGTTATGTGGAAACTTATGCAAGGCGACAGAACACCAAAGGTTAGTTCGAGAAGTTGAGAAAGCACACGAGCTGGGGTGCAAAGACTTTATCTTCTTAATTCAAGATAGCAAGATCAAATCGAAAGAAGACATTTTTAAATGGTGGTCACCTTATACGAAGGTCAAAGGCAAAACTTTATATGCCATAATGCAAACCTTCAAGGAACACCACGACTGCCGTTTTGTTATTGTGCCACGTGAAGATATGGGGAAAATGATAATTGACCTCCTTACCAAAAAATGATATAATTAAATTGTGAAAGGAATATACACGTATTATTTTCACACGGCATAGAAACATATTGTGGAATGCCACCTATTGATAGGGGCTACTCCAATTAGCCCCTTTAACTTACATATTGGAGGTGTAAGTATGAACGAAATATGGAAACAAATGAAAGAACACAATAATTATGAGGTTTCTAATTTTGGAAAAATAAGAAACAAAAAAACAGGAAGAATATTGAAACCATCTATTAATAATAAAGGCTATTTGAGATTTATAGTTTATATTAATAAAAAACAAAAATGTTTTTATATTCATAGAGTAGTTGCAAACAATTTTATAGAAAATAAAAATAATTTGAAAGAAATTAATCACATTAATGAAAACAAGTTAGATAATAGAGTTCAAAATTTAGAATGGTGCACAACAAAATATAATTGTAATTATGGAACAAGAAATAGTAGAGTATTAAATAGTAAAAGAACTAAATTTAAAACAATTGTACAAAAAGATAAAAACAACAAAATAATTAAAATATGGAAAGATATAGTTGAAATAAGAGAAAATACAAATTATAATAAACATAATATTTATAAATGCTGTGAAGGTAAATATAAATATGCTTATGGTTATAAATGGAACTATCTTTTGTAGGTAGTTTGATGAGTACGAAAAAATTTGATTACGTACTTGTCAAAGTGCTTATAAAAAGGCACTTGCAAGTATTACACCAATAATTCTTGCAATAATCTCGTATTATAAGTTAGCCCCTCTTATCTATTGTGAAATCTTTATAAAAATAATTTTTTCATTGGCTAACTTTTAATACCCCCAATGTCTAGTTTTTATTAACTAGACTTTTTTTTATTTCTATGATACACTTAAATTACGATAAGGGGTGTGAACCTGATGAGTGATATTTTTAATTTTATTTTATCTATAGTCGCATTGATACTGATGGGTGTCTTTGCGACTTTTTTAGTGCTATTAAATTGGATCAAACAGGAAGAAAGAAGGAAAGGACACAACGATGCGAAGACTAAATGACAAACTATTTTATGATTTTAACTTACACAAACTGGGTTATGACTTTATGGGTTATTATTTCGATGACAAAAAAGACATTTCATACCATCACATACAACCTCGCCATTACAAAGGCAAAACTACATACGAAAACGGAGCTTTATTAAATCGCACCACAAGTCACAACTACATTCACACAATCGAGGAATACGAGTTTGATTTGTTTATAGAACTAAGTCAGGTGCTAAAAGATGAACACAAATGCAAGGCAATTACCAAAGAGCACCTAGAAGAAATAAGAGCAATACTAGAATGCTTCGAACACAAATACAACCAGCAATATACAAAACGAGGCAATTTAATAATTCGAGAAGAATATACAAGAAGGAGGGTTATCTTATGAATAGTTACTATGACTTAGTTGATTTCAGCGAGTGCTCATTCATCGAGGAACGTATGAAATACTACACTTATTACGACTTCTGTGACAACTGCAATTACATAAGAAAGTTATTTGACAAATTATCAATCAATGGCAAAACTTTTTACAAGTATTATGTATATGCCAACACTCATATGAAAGACTATTTTAAAAACGCCATCTGGGACTTCCTAAATGGCTTCGATGATGAAAAGTACAAGCTAATGGAACTCAAGAAACAATACCGAGCTATGTGATTTTGTATTTTTTCAATCTTATGTTATAATCTAAAATGAAAAGTTCAAAGGAGAAAAGTAGGTGGTGATATGAGTGGCTAAAATAGATGAATGGCTAGAAGAAGATAAACTTGTATTACTTGAAGGCTGGGCTAGAGATGGTTTAACGAAAGAACAAATTGCCCATAACATTGGAATTGGAAGAACCACATTATTTGAATGGGAACAAAAAGAGCCGAACATAGCGAACACCTTAAAAAAAGGCAAAGAAGTTGCTGACTATCAAGTTGAAAATGCTTTGTTTAAAAATGCACTTGATGGAAATGTAACGGCACAAATATTTTGGCTTAAAAATCGCAAAAAAGATCAATGGCGTGAAAAAATTGAAAATAACGATGAAGAAAGAGAAATTCAAAACGCTAAAGACATTGTTGTTAAAATAAGGGAAATTGCTAATGAACAGCGAAATTGAATTAAGTAGAAAACAAGTAGAATATATAAACAATGCTAATCATCGTTGGAATGGTAAAGTTGGTGCTACTCAATGTGGTAAGACTTATGTTGATACTTTGTATGTAATACCAGATAGAATAATTGAACGAATTGGTAAAAAAGGATTGAATTTTATTGTAGGAGTTTCTAAAGAAACAATTACAAGAAATATCATTGAACCTTTACAAGAAATATATGGCAATAAAGCTATAACTGATATAAATAGTAAAAATGTATCATTAATGTTTGGCGAAAAGGTTTATTGTTTAGGCGCTGATAATGTTGGTAGAGTTGCAAAGTTTCGTGGTGCAAGAGCAAAATATATTTATATAGATGAAGTTTATGATATAAACAAAGAAGTATTTGAATTACTTAAATCACGTTTGAGTTTTGAATATTCTGTTTGCGATTTTGCAGGAAACCCACAATCACCAACACATTATATTGAAGAATTTATTAATAGTAATGTAGATATTTATTTACAAAGATACACAATATTTGATAATCCATTTTTGCCAAAAGTATATGTAGATAATCTTTGTAAAGAATATGAAGGCACTGTTTATTACAATAGATACATATTAGGGCAAGCAGCAAATGCAGAAGGTCTTATTTATACGAGATTTGCTAATGAACCAGGCAAGTATGTTTGGAAAAAGAAGAACGACAAAGATGAATACGAGCTACCTGAAGGCATTACTATTATTGGCATTGACTATGGTGGAACAAAATCTGGACAAGCGTTTGTATGCACACGAATTAGCAACGACTACAAAACAGTTATTACTTTAGGCAGCGAGAGACATACTGGCGACATTGATCCAGATGACTTGGAAGAACTTGAAATCGAGTTCGCCAAGCGAATGAAATACAAATACAATTGCGAGATTGATTATATGCTTCCTGATAACGAGGAAGTTGTGCTTATTCGAGGTTTAAAACGAAGGGTACAAGAACTGGGCTGGGGCACACTTGTCCGTGGGTGTGTCAAAGAACCAATTAAAGACCGAATTGATTGTGGGCGTACAATGATTGCCTACGACATTTTTTATTATATTCAAGAGGAGTGTCGAACATTCGAAGATGCTTTAGCAAGTGCCTTATGGGACGAGAAAGCAAAAGAAGACACGAGACTTGATGACTTTACTACGGACATAGATACAATCGATGCGTGGGAATATTCCTGGTGCCGATATATGCGAAACATTAACGATATGATTAATAGAAGAAGATTAGAAGGAGAATAAAAATGTTTAAAAATATAATTAAATATATCTTGAATAATATTTTCAAGGTCAATACTGAAACAACAGACAAAGAAATAAACGATAATTCGAAATATGCGAAGGCATATGCTGATATTGATAATATAAACTTTAATGCGATATTTAGTAACAAGTTGGCAAACTACACAATCAGCGATAGCAATATGAATATCGATGGAGACAATGCAAGAGTTGATTTGCTAAACAAAACAGGTCAATCAATGTGGAAGAAAATGAAAAAGATAACTTCGATGGCATTTGGTTATGGTGGAGTTGTAATTGTGCCTTATGTTCAAGGCGGCAAGATTTATTACAACCTTGTTCCACAAGATAGACTTACAATCGATGAAACTGATGGAGACTTAATAACTGGGGCAACTGTTTTAGCTGAAAGAAAAGTTATTAAAGACAACTTAAACGAAAAGGAATATTATCGCTGGACTAATTACCAAATTAAAAACGGCAATATGGTTATTACTCAGCAATATAGTGACAAAGATGGAAACAAGATACCTGTTCCTGATTTTTGGAAAAACATACAAGAGGTTAGAACAATCACTAATGTAGATAGAGTTTTATTTGGTTATATCAAATCGCCAGTTAATAATCGCAAACAAGATGATAAATATGGTGTGTCTATTACTTATGGCTGCGATGCGACTATTCTTGAAATCAAGCAAACAATGAAGCAAATGATAAGAGAATACGAACTAAAAGAAACTTTTGTTGGAGCTGATGCAACATTATTTGATGGCAAGAACGCATTACCTTCAAATGGTATTTGGCGAAAAATAGATAGTGGTCGAGATGATTTCTTCGAGGTGTTTGATCCACAATTTAGAGATTATACAATAAGACTTCAAGAACTTTATAAGAGACTTGAACACGAAGTTGGTACTTCATACGGAATACTAAGTGAAGTAAACACACAAAATGCAACTGCAACAGAAATCAAAAGAAGTATGTATGATACATTTACTTTATGCAAAGATATGCAAGTAAACATTGAAAAAGGTTTAGATGACTTCTTCTATGCTTGTAATGTTTTAGCTAATGCCTTCAATTTATCTCCACAAGGTGAATATGAAGTTAAGTTTGATTGGTCTTATGCTTTACTTGAAGACACACAAACTGAATGGTCACAATTAATCTGGGCAAACAATAATGGAATTATTAGTGATGTAGAAGTAAGACAATGGTTAAGACCTGATGAAACGCTTGAGGAAAGTGAAAAAGCAATTGCTGAAATAAAAGAGCAAGAACCTGATGTAGATGATTTATTAGGCACAAAAGAAAGAGAAGAAAAAGAATAGTAGGTGATTAACCTATGTTAAGTGATGAGGTTTTAGAAAAGGTCATTGCAAGACTTACACGAAAGTGGGAGCAAGGCAATACCTATGTCTTAGAACAAATAGGCAAGAGTATCAAGGAGATTGGTACTCTTTCGCCAAGCAAGGCACAACAACTTGGGCAAATTATTAAGTATGGTGGAGACTACGATAAGATCACGAAGAAACTTGCCGAGATAACTGACCTTAATGTTAAGGACATCGAGAAGATATTTAAAGAAGTTGCAAAGAGCGATTATAATTTCTCGAAGCAGTTCTATGATTATCGTGGCAAGAAGTTTATACCATATGATGAGAACCAGGTATTGCAAAAACAAGTTAAGGCACTTACTAATGAGGCGACAAAACAATATATCGAGCTGACAAAGACAAAGGCACTTGGTTTTACTATGAAAGACCCTATAACGAAGAAAGAAATATTTAAACCATTGAAGAAGGCATACATTGAAGCAATGGACACGGCAATTTTAAACGTTGTGCAAGGTAAAACTACGTTCAACGAGGAAATGTATAAGCAAATCAAAAAACTCGCTTCTAGTGGCTTAAAAACATTCGATTATGGGAAACGAACAATGAGGGTTGATAGTGCCATAAGAATGCAAATGCGTGGAGCACTTCGAAACCTTCATAACGAGACACAACAGTTGATTGGCAAGGACTATGATGCTGATGGTGTCGAGATAAGTGTTCATATGAACCCAGCTCCAGATCACGCCGAGGTTCAAGGAAGACAATTTACTACTAACAAATACGATGAGAATGGCAAGTTAGTAGTTGAGGGCGAGTTTGAAAAGTTCCAAAACGATAAAGATGCAAAAAGCTACGATGGAATAAACTTTCCTGCCGTTTCTGTTGAAACTAAACACGATAGGCGTTCTATTAGTGAGTACAACTGCTACCATTATGTGTTTGCAATTATATTAGGCGTAAATAAACCTGAATATTCAAATAGTCAACTTCAAAAGATAATTGATGACAACAACAAGGGTTTTGAATACAACGGCAAACATTATACTAATTACGAAGGCACACAATTACAACGTGCAATCGAAACTGAAATTAGAAAAGCAAAAGATGAGCAAATCTCAGCTCGAGCAGCAGGTATTCCTGAAGATGTAATAACTGCCCAAAAGAAAATAACTGCACTTACAAACCAATACAAAGAACTGAACAAAGTAAGTGGTTTGAAAAGTGATATTAAAAGAGCACGAGTTAGTGGTTATAGAAGAACTAAAGCAAGTTAGTTCTTTTTTTCTTGCATTTGGAACAATTGTATATTAAAATTAAGTTAAGAATAGGAGGACACAATGAAAACATTTGAAACAAGCAAAGAGGAGTTTATGAAGAAGAACTATGTTACTTGCGAAAATTGTGGTTACAATAACGAACGAGCTAGGTTCTTACAATTTGGCAGATGCTTGAAATGTAAAAAGATACTAGATAAAAAAACACACTATATGATTGAAATGATGAAGAAAATAAAAGATAACGAGAGAAAATCTAGGTAGTTTGTCAAAATCGCAACTTGGTGCTATAATTTACCTGGTAAGGGTAATAAGGAGTTTGGTTGTATGGAAAAAGATTTTGAAACACAAGTATTAACAAGATTAGCAGTAATAGAAAGTAAAATAGATGATTATAACAATATAAAAGAAAAATGCGAAGAAGCATACACTAAGTCGAAAGAGAACGAAAAAGATATTGCTGAAATCAATGATAAAATCAAATGGATCACGAGAGTAATTGCTGGAGCATTAATAACTGGAGCAATTGGCGTTATTTTCGCGTTATTACAAAAATAAAGCACTTTGGTGCTTTTTTTATTTACAAACAAAGTAAAAGTATATATAATACCCACCTAACAAGCGAGATAGGAGGTATTTATGATAAAAGGGCAACATTATTACTTTGATATGCCCCAGGAAACCTACGACTTTATAATTAAGAAGGGTTTGCTTCGAGAAAGCAAGAAAGAAAAGACTATCTTAGATTTATGTTTAAAGGGTAACTCTCTTAAAGAAATGGTAGTTAAAACTGGGTATTCAGCTCGAACAATACACTACAGAAAACGAGATATTTATAATAAAATTAGTAAATATTTTTTTTAGGGTCATATTTGCACATATTTGCATAAAATTGCATAAAATTGCATACTATTTGCATTTTAATTTCATAAAAATAGTGTATTATATGTCGCAAGTTGGTGGTAATATGGTCGAAAAACTTAAAATCAAGGCGATATACGACGATTTTCTTAAAAATGTATCATTGACCGAGGAACAAATAAAAATACTCGATATGGTGCTTAAAAAAGAGACTATTGTTAAGATAAGTATGGAGATTGGTGCAAGTCAAAGAACTATAGGTTATGAAATAAGAAAACTGAAAGATTTATTTAATAAATATTACGAAATGCAATTATATAAAGCTATGATACTTTTATAATTGCTTTTATTTTGCAATATTAAATGTTGATTATGTGTGAAAATGTAAATGAAAGGAGATAACAAATAGGATTTAAAACATCTTACTTCTGTTATCTTCTTTCTTTTTGTTTTAGGAGGAATAAAAATGTATAACAACCCTTACGTAAGAAGTTATAACCAGCAAAATATGTATGACCAAATAGATAATCAAATTAATCAGCTACAACAAATGAGGGAACAAATGAAGAATAATGCAAACCAACAACCTGCTATCAATCAAACATTTCAACTAGCACCAAATAATTTAGGAGGTTTAAGATATTTCAATACCATTGATGAAGTTGATAAAGAAATGGTTTATAGTGATACACCATTTTTTAGCAAAGATATGTCAGTATTATGGTTAAAAAATAACAAAGGTGATATTAAAACTTATGAATTAAAAGAGATAGTACCACTTGACGATAAAGACTTACAAATTAAATATTTACAAGCACGAATAGACAAATTAGAAGGAATGATAAAAGATGAACAACCTATTACAAATGCTAATACAGAACAAAGCACAACAAATACCTCAACAAATGATGACACAATTGGAACAACAATTGAAAAGAGTAAACCCACAAGCGTTCAAAAAGTATCAGGAAGCAAGAAAAAATAATAACCCTAATGACTTATTAAATGAAACGATAAATAATTTTAACCCAAATCAAAAGAAACAATGGGATCAAATGATGGGAATATTTAATCAACAAAAATAAACCTAGTTTTTAGGTTTAATAGAGAGTATATGCTAGTTATGTACTCTCCATTAAGTCTATAAACTAGCAATAGTCTTATAGAAAGGAAGAATGTATGAACGGAGGAATACAACCAACAGTAGAACTTGCAACTAACAATGGTAATGGTAGTTTTTACCCATACCCAGTTTACCCAATGATGGGTGGATTTGGCGGTAATGCTGGTTATGGAAGTGATTGGATTTGGGTAATTTTATTACTTGCTTTATTTGGTGGAAACTGGGGTGGAAACAATGGTGGTTTCTTTGGCGGAAATAATAACGACTTTGCGTGGTTATCTAATGGACAAAAAGAAATTATGCAAAACACAAACCAAGGATTTGACACACTTCATTTATCTAACCAATTAGACACAGTTAATAGTGGCATTTATTCATTATCTAATCAGCTATGTAACTGCTGTGCAGATATGAACCAAACTGTAAGCAATGGTTTCTATAACACAGAAATTGCTGCAGCCAATAGACAAATGACTAATATGCAACAAAACTTTGATTTAAGTCGCCAATTTGCTGATTGTTGTTGTGAAAATAGACTTGGAATACAAGACTTAAAAGCAACTGTAATTAGTGAAAATTGTGCTGATAGAGAAGTTTTAAGAGAAATTGGTCAAAATATTCTTGTAAATCAAACCGCTAATACTCAAAAGATAATTGACGAAATCTTTAGAGATAGATTAGATGAAAAAGATGACAAGATTGCAGACTTAAATAGACAATTACAAATGGCTGATTTAAGAGCAAGTCAAATAGCTCAAACTCAAGCAATTACTTCAAACATCTATAATGAATTGAAGAACTGCCCAGTAGGAACTGTTCCTGTTTATGGAAGTCAACCAATATTCACTTGCCCAAACAACAATAGTTGTGGTTGTGGGTTTAGTACAACAAGTCAATTTATTTAATAGCATAGAAGTTGAATACAACTAACTCGATTACGAGACTTGCTAGTTTATTGAGAATAGGCTAGGCTTATTCTCTTTTATTTTAATTTGAAAGGAGAAAGATAAAATGATAGAAACAATTATAAACGAACCATTAGTATTACCAAGTAATGCAAGCCCAATAACTTTTGATGAAACTGACATTAGAACGAGGTGTGCTTCTTGTTGTGGTTGGTTAGATTATTCAAATGGCAATCCTAACTTTAAAATATTTGGAAATGGGTACACAGGTTATTATGACGTAGAGTTTAGTGCTTCAGTAAGCACAGCAACTCCTGGCGTTGTGGCAGTGGCATTATTTCAAGATGGAGTAATAATTCCTGATACAATTCGTGCCGTTACTATTGATGCTGCTGATGATTATGAAACAATTTCATTTGACAAAAAATTAAGAGTTTGCCCACGTGGTACTACAAATATAAGTGTCCAAAGTGTGCCAAGTGTTTCAACTCCAACTGATCCTACAACACCAATAGCAACTACACAAGCAATTATAACTAATGCAACATTTAGTATAAGTAGACTTAACAGATAATGAGTAACAATGATTTAATAAACAAACTTGGGTTAATACTTCAAGCATTAAGTCTTGAAATATTATTTAAAGATTACAATAACTTTGACTTAATGCAAGAATTACAAAAACAAGACACACAATATTTCGACAAGATTATTAAAAATCAAGAAGAAATATTATCAATCCTTAAAGAAAGGAGGAATAATTGATGGAAGAACAATTAAAAACAAAAACCGAAGAAAGCATAAACAAGATACTAGAAGAAGGCATAACAACGAATAATCTAGACCATCTTTATAAACTTTCTAAAATAAATAAAATTGCAAAGGAGGAAGAAAATATGAATTACGGAAATTATGGTGAATATAGTGGTAGAGGCCCAGGACACGGAAGTTATGGAGAATATGGACGTGGCTATGGTAACTATGGTGAATATGGTGCTGGATCATATGGAGAATATGGAGCAAACTCTTATGGTAGGCGTGGACGCGATATGAGATATCGTGGAGATGATGAATTAGATAGAATGAGTGGAGAATATGGTCGTTACCAAGAAAATCGTGGGAGATATGGTGCTGGTAGCGAAGAAACGGACAAGTCATTTCACTATATGGTAAAGGCACTTGAAGACTTTATTAAAGTTCTTGAACAAGAAGCTGAAACTCCACAACAAAAGCAACAACTAATGCAAGCACTTCAAAACTCAATGAGATAATATGTATAAGTTCTATAATGCTAATGCAGTAAATAGATATACAGATGATTGTGTTATTAGAGCTATTTCCTGTGCTACTAATAAATCGTGGGATTATGTATATGATTATTTAAGCGATATAGCACAATACGAAGGCACACTATTTGATAAACGAGATTTTGTTAGAGGTTATTTAGATAGAACCTACAAACATATATATGATTTAAAAGGTAGTGTTGGTTATGTGTCTTCATTGTTTCCTAATAACACTTTGCTTATTACAATGTCTGGGCATATAGTATGTTCTAAAAATGGAGTAATATATGACACATTTGATTGTAGAAGCAGGGAAGTAGAAGATGTATGGTTAGTTAAATAAGGGCATAAATGCTCTTATTTTTTTGTAAACTTTGTGTATAATTTTAAGGTAAGTGTAAAGAAAACCCAATTTCATAAAAAATAATTTTTTTTAAGGGGGTTAGTGCCTTGCAAAGCCCCATTCCACCGAGGTGTAAAGGGAAATGTCCGTGGGTTTACATTTGAATAGTGGTGTGAAAAGTGGTATAATATAGGTATATAAAGAAAAAGGACTACCTTACCTTTATATAGTGTTCTTTGAAATAGATAGGAGGAAGAATGATGTTCGCAAAGGTTGAACTAAAAGTACCTGAAAAATACAAAAAGTATTTTGGGTCATTAGAAGCTGAACCTGGACTAATTGATGATTGCAAGTATATGTTATACTTTGCTGATGGTTATGCTGCTATGGGGGAATACCCTTGTATGCCAGTTAGATCAAAGAAGGAAGCAATCGAATGGTTAAAACTTGGTGAACCTGAAAAGGGTTACGAAGAATTAAAAGAAAAAGGTTTAGTTTAAAAGAGGTAGGGTAACACCTACCTTTTTTGTGTTTTAAAAATAGTATGGTATAATCATTATAGGTGGTGCTATGAAAATCGCAATCGATAAAAACACTTTAGATGCAGTTAAGAAAAAAGGCAACGAATATATTTATTTATTTGATGAAGAACCTTATGATGAATTAATCGAGCTGAACCTACATTGCCTTTATTACAAAGAATGCAAGTTTGTAGATATTAATTTAACTGATTACAATATAGATTGTATTAAAAAAGCAAAACTGACAGATAAAGATTGGTATGAGTTACCTGAAAAGGTAGATTTCAAAATAGGAATTATTATTCCAAACTATAATTATGAGCACACGATTGAAAAATGTTTAACGAGCATACTAGATCAAACGTATAAAAACTTTGAGATTGTATTTATTGATGATATGAGCACCGACAATAGTGTTGAGATAGCAAAGAAGTTATTGAAACCACCACACAAAGTTATTCAGCTGAAGCAAAAGAGATTAAATGGTGGGGCAAGGAATGAAGCGTATCTCCATTTGAGTGAAGATGTTGATTATGTTTATTATGTTGATAGTGATGACTGGTTATATGATAACAAGGCACTTGAGAAAATTAATGAGAGATTGCAAATAAGACCTGATGTATTATTTGTTGGGATGGCTGCATTTAAAAATAATAGATTAACAACGTGCTTTATTCCACAATATAAAGACAAATATGAAGCGATTGCTGGTTGGTCTGGTAGTTGTGGTAAGGTAATTAAAAAGTCTCTAGCAACACGCCAGGAATGTCTTTATAATGAAGGCACACTTAAAGAAGACAAGAACCAACATTGCAAGATTTGTATTTATATGAAAAACTTTGCATTACTAAAAGAACCAGTTTATGTATGGAACCAGGCAAATCATAAATCTATTACAACGATTAGAGAAAAAGTTATATGGGGCACGAGCACAATAAGACATTATGCTGATACATTGCAACTTGCATTAAGTGTTAAAGGGCAAGACCCAATAATTGACAGATTTTTAGATGATAGAGTTAGGAAAACCAAATTAGAGATAGATAGTGGTGGCGATAAGCAATGGTAAAATTATCAATTATTATTCCTCATTGGAATTGCTACAATTTGTTAGAAAAATTATTAGATGAGTTATCAATACAATTTATTACTGATGATGTTGAAATAATTGTGGTTGATGATAGCAACGAAGAAAGACTTGATGAGTATACAAATATTGCGAATATAATTCATAATGAGCAAAGGGTTGGACTATCTAAAGCTCGAAACATAGGTTTAGATTTAGCTAAAGGTAAGTATGTTGCTTTTATAGATGCTGATGATATGGTTACAAATGATTATATGGAAGTTTTACTAAAAGCAATAGATGAACACGATGATGACATAATTTTATTTAACTGGGCTGATTTTAACGAAAATGTTATTATTAGACACCCAGAAAACTATGCAGTATGGAAGGCAATATATAAAAAAGATATATGCCCACATTTTTATGATGACCAATGGTATAACGAAGATGTGTTTTTTCAGGAAGAATTAAATAAACAACCACATAGTGTATATTTTATAGATCGAGTGTTATACATTTATAATTCAAATAGAATTGGTAGTAATATGTGGGAGAGAAATAACAAATGAAATATGTAATTATGTGTGCAGGTAATGGCAAAAGATGGGGAGACTATTTAGGAATACCAAAACATTTTGTGATAATAAATGGCGAAACATTGATTGGTAGAACAACAAGATTATTAAAAGAATATGGCATTAATGACTATTTAATTACCACAAGTGATGAAAGATATAAGCAGTATGGTCAAACGAGACCACAAACAAACAATGATTGTGAAATTGATAGATACGAAGAAATAGAAGACAACGAAATATGCTACTTATATGGTGATGTTTATTACACAGAAGAAGCATTAAGAACAATAATTAATACACCAACTGATGAGATTTTATTCTTTGGAAGCGAGATGGAAATATTTGGTGTTAAGATTAAAAACAAAAAATTATTCTTTAAGCACAAGAATAGAGTTAAAAAATTATATTTAGATAGCAAAATAGATAGGTGTATTGGTTGGGAAGTTTATAAAAGTATAAATAACTTACCATTAAATGAATATGCAATTACAGATAGATTTGTTTTAATAGATGATGAAACTGATGATATAGATTACCCATATAATTATTTAGAAATTATTGATAAATTAGAAGGAGGAATTAAAATGATTAAAGTTGAAGCAATACAACAATTTACTCTTGGAAGGTTTAACGAAATATCAAACTTAATTAGAAAAAGAACTGAAGTACCTGGAACAATATTTACTGGTGATACATTTGAATGTTCTAAAGAACTAGCTGAATATTTAACTGGTAAAAATGATAAAGGAGTTGTGGTTGTAAAAGTAATTGAAGTTATTCCAAATGAAGTTATTACTTCAGGGTATTGTGCTGAAGTTATAGAAAAACCTATTAAAAAAGCAACCAAAAAGAAAACTGGCAAGAAATAGTCTTGCTTTTTTTATACCCCACTTTGACAAAAATTATAAATAATATTATAATTTTATTAGAGTTCGAGAGAACTTTATCTAATTTAATCTAACGAGTTCGTTACTCGTAAAAGAAACGTAGGAGGAAATTATGAAACGAGAAGATTTAGCAGACTTTACTGATGAACAAAAAGATTTAGTTATGTCTTTATATGGTAAGGCAATTACTAAAAAGGACAAGGAAATAGAAACTTTAACTAATGCCAAAAAGGAATTAGAAGAAAAAGTTAATACTTTTGAAACTAAAATCAATGAGTTCAACGAAAGTGCTAAAGACAATGCCGATTGGAAAAATAAATATGAGGAGTTGCAAACCTCTATTAAGGAACAAGAAGCAAAACAAAAAGCCGAAGAAGAAGACAAGATATTAACAGAAAATATCAACACTTTATTCGAAGGCAAAACATTCACTAGCGACTATGCAAGAAATGGTTTGTTAAATGATATTAAGACAGGTTTAAGTAAACCTGAAAATAAAGGCAAAGGTATTCAAGATTTATTTGAAGAATTAACTAAAGATAAAGAAGGAATATTTACAAGCCCTAATCAACAAACTGATATGCCTGGTATGGGAGATAGTGAACAAGAAAATAATACAAAAGATATACCATTAGTATGGTAAAAAGAAGGAAGGAAAAAAATTATGGCAAGATTAGATGCTTTATCTATCGAACTTATCGCAGGTGGTAAGGACAAACTTGCTGAAGAATATGGAAAAGTAATAGACAATATTCAACATATTACTCTAGCAAGTAAATTAAAAAATACTGACTTATCAGGTGATCCAACTTCTGGTACAGTTGAAGCAAAAAGATTTAAAAATATAGTTGGAAATACATATGGAACTGCAAGAACAGCTGGTAAAGGACAAGCAGTTAAAGAAACTCCAGTTGTAATTGCAATCAACGATGATACTGAATATATCGAAGAAGTTGAAGAAAAAGACCTTAAAACTTATGGTGTTAATGGTTTAATCGAAAGAAGAACTAAAAATCATCAAGATGCTCTAGCAGTTGAACTTGATACTAAGTTCTTTGCTGAAGCAGTTAATGCAGGAACTTCATTTACTGCAACAGGAACACCTTCAATTGAAGATGAAATCGAAGAAGCAATTCAAACAATTGAAACTACTAAAAACAATTTTGTTAATGGTGTTCCAAGAAATATGATTGAAGTAATAATGAACCCAGCTACTTATGGAAAATTAAGAAATAAAATCAACTCAATTTCTAACTCAAACAAATTAGGAGTAGTTCCTAACTATGAACAAGGAACTTTCAACAATGTTGATATTTATTCTTCAGTATTCCTACCAAATGGAATTAAATATGTAGTTATGGTTAAAGGTGCAGTTGCACAACCAGTTATGACTTCAATTATGAACCCTGAAAAAGTTCAATTAAGTGATGCTACTGCATTTGGTTTATTTGCTTACAAAGGAACTAAAGCAGTTATGGACGACTTAATTATCTACAATGGTTCAGTAGTAAGTCTATAGTATAAAGGAGGCATTTTATGACATTTGAAGGACAATACCTAACTTATGCAGAATATCAAGCACTAGGTGGTTCTGCAATTGGCGAAATGCCTTTTAATTTATTAGAGTTTGAGGCAAGAAGAAAAATCGATGAAAAAACATTTAATAGATTAAAGGAACTCGATTATGTCGATATACCTCAAGAAGTAAAACTTTGCGAATATAATTTGATAAATAGTATAAAAGATTTTTCACAAACGACTGGTAATGCTTCTAGCAATGGAAACATTGCAAGTGAAAACACAGATGGTTATTCTGTTAGCTATATAAATGCTACGCAAGTAAGCGAGATTGTTAAATCTAAAAATGCTGAAATAGATGACACAATAAGAACTTACTTGCTTGGCGTTATAGTTAATGGGCAACACATTATGTATTGTGGTATAAAATAATGATTACAAATAGTAAACTAACTATATATCATAGAGATGGACTTGATATAGCAACCCACCAGGAAATATGGAAAAGATTTAATTATGATAATGTATGGTTCTTTGGAGGCGAAGGGGCAGGGATTAACAAAGGGTATGACAATGCCAACAATGTTGAAATTAGAATACCTTATGACCAAAATGCCAATCTAAGTGTTAGTAATTTTGCAATAGGAGATATTATTGTTCAAGGTAAAATTGAAACAGATATAACTAGGCAGCAAGATTTAAAAGGAACACTTATCTATAATATAACGAGTATCAGCAATAACAATTTCGGTAATAATCAACATATACATATAGGGGGCAAATAGTATGGCATCTCATATTAACCCAACAAGTATATTGGAAACTCAATTAGGCATTAACTTAGATGACCCTAACAATTCATTTGTAACATTTGTTGCTAACACTTGTGCCAAAGCGATGGATCAATTTGTACCTCAAGATGAAGGCACATTAAGGCAATATAAAATACAAGGCAACTTGATTATATATGACCAACCATATGCCAAATACCAATATTATGGTGTGAGAAAAGATGGCACACACGTTGTTAGAAACTACACAACACCTGGAACAGGAAATTACTGGGACAAGCGAATGTGGAGTGCAAAGAAAAATGAAATTATTGGGGCTATTCAAAGAGAACTTGCTAGAAGGAGTAAAAAGTGAATTATAGAATTGAAAAACTGAGAGAGTTTCTATTTAATATAATAAATACTCTTACTGAAGATAGAAACTATCAAATCAATGCTGATTTTCTTGGTAATGAAGGTAATTATTCATTAGATAAGATACCAACAGAAAGTGTTGTTGAAAAATGGGTTACTGGTGTAGAAATACATCGAGATGTGTACTCATTAAGAAGTCGCAAACCATATTCGCAAGATACAATAAACAATTTATCAAATATAGGTTTTTTTGAAGATTTTGAAAACAAAATCAAATCTAGTAATAAAGAAGGCGTATTGCCTGACATTAATGGTATAGAAAGTGTTGAGTGTTTAAATTGTGGAACTATTAACGGAGTTAATGGTGATGAAGCAACATTCGATATTCAAATACAAATAACATATAGAAATAATGGAAATGGAGGAGAAATAAGTCTATGATTAAAAAAGTTATTGCTGCAAAAGATTTCAATGCAAATGGAGTTTTCTATTTAGCTGGAGATGAATTAAAAGGTTTAAGTTTTGAGCAAATCTTAAAATTAAATAGATTAGGTCTTATTGAACCTCTTGATTTTAGAGATATAATTCTTATCACTCGCGAGAATGATAAAAAAGAAAATATAAAGGAGGAAAAGAAAGATGGCTCAACTTTATAGAGACCAATACGAACATTGGATCAATACTGCAACTACTACTGGTTCAACAAGCGACCCAAAATATGTTCGTGAAGGAACTGGTGTTGAAGCATTATCAGTTGCTTTCAACCCACAAAAAGATACATACAAGACTATCTTAAATAGAACTTCACAAACAACTTTCAACAATTATCAATTAAGTACTTCTGTAAGTGGTAAACGTTGTTATAGCGAAGATGAGATTTATGATTATCTTGATGGTTTAAGAAAATCAGCTACTGCTGGTGAAACTCAATTAGTTGAAATTAATACTGCTAAATCAGTAAGTACTGGCGTATATGAAGCAGTACAATACAATGTATTAATTACAATAAATGAATGGCTTGGAGAAAATGCTACTATTTCATATGACATTGATTATAGCAACCCTGTTCAAGGAACTGCTACAATTGGTGGAACTAGTGGAATATCATTTAATCAAACTACAAGTCTATAATTTAAACAAACCTTTAAGGGTTGAGGGTATTGACCCTCGCCCTTATTTTTAATTTAAGAAAAGAAATGGAGGAACTGTGTTATGGAGAACACAATTCAATTAAGTGAAAAGAATATTTTAAAGTTTAAAGTAAAAAAAGAAAATGGTGAAGATACTGGGCTTGTAATAAAAATAGATTTACAAGATATTGAGTTGCCTTTAAGAATGAATAAAATGCAAGAAATACACAAAAAGAATATTAGTTTATTAAAACAAAAGGCAATAGTTATAGAAAAACAAGAAGATAAAAAAGGCGAAGGTTTATTGTCCTGGAAACAAGAAGAACAAATTAAACTACTTCGTGAGTTTTATGACAATGAAATGAAAGCACTTGATATGTTTATTGGTCAAGGTATGACTAAAAAGATATTAAAAGCTATGGACAGATACCCTTATTATGATATGTTTGATGATATAGTTAATTCTTTTGAACCAGTTCTTAATATTATCGAAAAAGAAGCAAATAATATGGTTGAAGATATTAAAAAGAAATATGGGAATGTAAATAATGGAAACACTATTTAATTACCCAGAATATGCTGAAATCGATGGTAAGAAATATAAAATAAATACTGATTATCGTGTCGCTATAAAATGCAATGATATAAGTTTGCAAGACATACCAATGCAAGAGAAAGTAATGGCAATCATTTATTTATTGTTTGGTGATGAAGGCCTTCAAGATATGAAACATTATAACGAATTAATGGAAAAAGCAAATTATTTTCTTAAATGTGGAAACATCAACGAAGAAGAACCATCTAAAGAAGAACCTGATATGGACTTGATACAAGATTTTCCTTATATTGAAGCAAGTTTTATGAGTGATTATGGTATGAGTATTAAAGACAAACCAATGCACTGGTGGGAGTTCTATTTTTTATTATGTGGTTTATCACAAAGTGCTTTTGGCAATAGTTGTGTTTTAAATAGAATAAGAGATTTAAGAACGCTTGATCTAAATAAAATAAGCGACCCAAAAGAACGAGAAAAACTAAGAAAAGCAAAAGAACAATTTGCTTTAAAGAAACGTAATGAAAAGAAAAAAGAATATACGCAAAAAGAAATAGATGCTATGGAAGAATATCATAAATTAATAGGTGATTAGAAAGGAGAATGTTTATGGGAGAAGATGCTGAAGTCATAATTAAAATTAAAGGTGATAGTAAAGACTTTAATAGCAAGATGGCAAAGTTGGCTAAAGATTATGAAAACAAAGAAATTGATATGAAAATTACTGCCAATGATTTAGAAGTAGCTAATCAAAAATTAAAAGAAATGAATGAAATTAATGATGGTATAGAAGATAAATTAATGGGAATAAATAACCAAATAAAAGATTATGAAAATCAAATTACTGCTTTAACTGAAAAAAATGCAACTTTAAATAGAAATATATGGGAAGAAAAAAGTTTATATTTAGCTAATTTAGACACAATAAAATCTTTAAATACAAAAATTGAAGCACAGAATAGACTTGCTACTGAAGTTACACAAGAGCAAAATGAACAACTAGATGCAATTTTACAACAATATAATGTTATTGATAAAATTGAAGGGAAATATGAAAAACAAAAAAATGATTTGGGTGTTATAGCAACAAAAATAAAAGAAGCAGGTAGTGTTGATTTAGGTTCTAAAATGGAAGGTGTTGGCAAAACCATTAATCAAACAATTAAAAAAGTTGGTAAATGGGCACTTGCTATTTTTGGAATAAGAAGTGCTTATATGGGCATTAGAAGAATAATGAGTGGTGTTCTAAGTCAAAATGAAGGTTTAGCGAAACAAATGGAAGGCATAAGAAACTCATTATATGCTGCATTCACACCAATTGTAGAAAAGATAATAAATCTAATTAAAACTTTAATGGGTTATGTTAATGCTATTTGGAGAAAATTATTTGGGCACGATTTGTTCAAAGCAACTTCAAAGAGTGCTCAAAAAACTGCAAGTGCAGCTAAAGAAATTAATAAGCAACTTGCTGGTTTTGATGAAGCAAACGTATTAAGTAGTAACAAATCATCTGGTGGTGTTGGTGGAGGTGGAAACACTTCGGCAAATATTAAAATACCTAATATAAAATTACCAGGTTGGTTAGATAAATTACTTGGTTTTATAAAAGAACACCCTAAACTTGCTGGTATCATTTTTGGCACTGTTGCATTTACTTTATTTGGACTTGTAAAAATAGGTGAAGCCCTAACTGCGGCTTGGGCTGCAAAATTAATAGGTACTGCAGGAACAGGAGCAGCAGCAACTGGGGCTACAGGGTTATTAGGTATATTAAGCATACTTGCTTTATTAGCCGCTGCAGTATGGTTTATTAAACTTGATTATGATGCTTTAACAGAATTAAATAAAGAACTTGATTTACTTGCAGAAAGTCACGCAAGAAACACAAGATGGTTGGAAGTAATTGATGAATACCAACAAGAATATAATAAAGGTATGGAAGAAAGTACCGAACTTACATCTGGAGCTGAACAAGCCACAAGAGCACATATTAAATCTTTAATTGATGAACAAATTACACAAAATGGAAGTAGTAGAACTTTAGAGTTAGGAAGAAAACAATTAAACGAAACTATAAAAGCATATAGTGATATGTACAATCAAGGCAAAATGACTGAAGAACAGGAAAAGAATTATGCTAAGTTTATTCGTAACAATTTAGTTAGTGCCTTTGCAGCAGGAGCTGATGGTGCTTCACAAATGGAAGAAGATTTAAAAGCATTAGATACAAAATACAACACTGATTATACTATTCAAATACAAGAACACGGACTAGATGATTTTGCTAATTCTATGAAGGGTGTTAGCGATGGAATGGACAAATTGATTACTAAATGGAAAAATGTTGGAGATAAAATTGTTGCAAGTTTTGGAATGACTGCAACTCAATATAAAAACTCATTTCACGCTGATGGAGGTATAGTTAATATGCCAGGTAGAGGAGTACCTATTAATCATATAGCTGGTGAGGCAGGTCGCGAAGGTATTGTTCCAATTGATAATGAAAGTCAAATGGCATTACTTGGAAGCGAAATTGCAAAACGAGTTGTAATTAATTTAACAAATATAACAGAAATGAATGGAAGAACTATAAGTAGGGAATTAAATCGAATAAATAGCAATAGTTCTTTCTTGACAAATAGTTAGGAGTGATTAAATGTATATAAATACAAATAGTGTTCTTATTGATGGAGTTTCACTTGCAAATTATATAACTAATGCAAAATATGGTTATCATAAGTTATGGAGTGAAGATACAGGAAGAAACTTAAAAGGCGACTTTACTGGAAGTTTCAACGGAATATACCCTAAGATTACTTTAACATTTAAACCTCTTAATGATAGTGAAATACAAATACTTGCCCCAATATTAAATAAACCTACTCAAAATGTTACTTATGATGATCCTGAAAAAGGAAGAATAACAATACCTACTTATAATAGTGATTGGGAAGTAACATATGAAAATGTATCAATGGGCAAAGGTGTAACGAGCTCATTTATTAGTAAAAAGAAAAGGGGGTAAAATATGAAAACTAGAACTGCCGAGTTTAAAACAAATGTAAAAGAACTAGGTCGTGAATTAGATACAATTCTTACCTACACTTATGAAAACGAAACAATTGATATTGATAATGAAGATTTATATTCTGTAAGTCCACATTATGAAAGCAAATTATTAAGTTCAGCTATGAAACAATTAGATATAGATAGTGCCATTGAATTACCAATTGGTGCTATCGTATCAATGCAATTTGGCATTAAAGTTAGAAATAATAATGTAGAAGATTATAGAGACAACTATGATTATGTTAATTTTGGAAACTATGTAGTTCAAAACATTGAAAAAAAAGAAGATACAAATAGTTATTTAATTACTTGCTATGACAAAATGCTTTATTCAATGGTCGATTATGTAGATTTAGAAATTGCATACCCTATAACAATTAGAGATTACATTAATGCAATAGCAACACACTTAGGTTTAACTTTTAAAAATGCTAGTGATACAAGTTTTGCTAACTGGAACAAACAAATACCAAGTGAAAAATATCTAATGGCAAATGGAGATAGTATGGGTTATAAGTTTAGAGACGTTCTTGATGAACTTGCCCAGGTAACTGCATCAACAATTTGCATAAATGAAGATGATGATGAACTTGAAATTAGATATATAGATAACACACTTGATACAATAGATGAAGCATATTTAAAAGACACAAATGTTAATTTTAAAGAAAAATATGGACCAGTTAATTCAATCGTATTAAGTCGTGCTGCTGAAAGTGATAATGTATATCTACAAGATCAACAAAGCATTGAAGCAAATGGTTTATGTGAAATCAAAATAATTGATAACCAAATAATGAATGGCAATGATAGAGCTGATTATTTAGTTGATATTTTATCTAAATTAGATGGTTTAGAATATTATTTAAATGATTTCCAAAGCATAGGTATAACTTATTACAATGTTTGTGATAAATATAACATTCAGGTAGGAGATAATACTTACCCTTGCGTTATGTTTAATGATGACATACAAATAAAAAATGGTTTACAAGAAACTATATTTACTGAAATGCCAAAAGAAACACAAACTGATTATAGTAAAGCTGATAAAACTGACAGAAGAATAAATCAAACATATTTAATAGTTGATAAACAAAATCAAACAATTGAAAGCGTTGTATCAACTGTTAATGACCAAAACGAAAAAATAAGTGTTATTACACAAAATATTGATGAATTAAATGCAAAGATTAGTGATGTTGCTGATGTTACTATCACAGGTGAAAGTACAGAAGCATATTTAGAGATGGAACATATAAATGCGAGTGAACCAATTGAAATCAAGATACACCCTATTAATGGAAATATAAGTTATTTATACCCACGTTCAAGTTTATACCCATCTAGTTCATTATACTCATCAATTAGAACAATAAGGTTTACTAATACTGATACAAATGAGATTTTTGATTTAGTATTACCTGATGATTTACTTTATTATAATTCAGCAAATTATGATGAGTTTGTACTTGACTATGCAAATGAAATATTTAGAGTAAATAAAAAATGTAAGTATAATGCTGATGGTTCAGTTGGTTTATTATCAACACCTGAAACAAACGATTATACATATGACCATATTAATTTAACCGATGGTGATTATACAATCTCACTTTTAGGGTATACAAATGCTTATATATATGTAAGATTAATGGCAGCTAATATTTATACTTCACAATTTGCAACAAGGGTTGAAATGACAAGTGCAATTAATCAAAAAGCAAATGAGATTAATTTGGTAGTTGCTCAAAAATTAGATGCTAACGAATATACACACGCTGAAATTGTCGCAAAAATTAATGATGATACAAGTCAAGTTAAAATAAGTGCTGATAAAGTTGATATAAAAGCAAATGATATAATAAATATAATATCAGGAAATACTATTAATTTAACAAGTAAAGCAATTGCGATTACAAGCAATAATTTTAATGTTGATACAAACGGAAACTTAACTTGCTCAAATGCAAACATAAGTGGAACAATTCAATCATCAAACGGAATAATTGGCGGTTATACATTAGATAGTGAAGACTTATATACTAACACAGCAGGTATATCATCTAACACAGAAAAATATGCTTTTTGGGCTGGTGAAAGCAATAATGCTCACGGAAGTTCAACAACTGATGCTAAGTTTAAAGTTGGACACGATGGTACATTAACTGCAACAGGAGTTAATATTTCTGGCACAATTAATGCAACAAGTGGATCATTCACAGGAACAGTAAATGCGTCAAGTGGTACATTTAGAGGTAGAGTACAAGCATCTAGTGGTAACATTGGAGGATGGACAATAAACAGTGCTGGAATTCAGGGATCCTATGGTGGATGGGACGTAAGACTAACACCACAGGGAGTAGGGGTAAAACGTACTAGTGTGTCTGTTTATGAATTTACACCATGGAATTTAGTATAGGAGGAAATATGGAAAAACCATTTACAATTAGAGCAAATGATTTGGAAGAAGAAATAATTAATTTATTAAATGAGGCAAAAATGCCTTGTTATGTATTAAAAACAATACTAACAAGTGTAATAAAAAAAGTAGAAGATGCCGATGGAATAGAAATAACTAAATATTTTAATAATTTAAAGAATGATGATAAGGAGAGTGAAAAATAATGGCAATGATTACATTTCAAGACTTACCAAGTACAGCAACACCACTAAATGCGGCTAACTTAAATAACAATTTTAGTGAAATACTAAACTTGATATGCCCAGTAGGAAAAGTCGAGATATTCTTTGATAACGCAGACCATAGCAGTTATCTAGGATTTACTTGGGAAAGAACATTAGTTGGTAGAGTTGCAGTTGGTATTGATAGTAACGATGGTTTATTTGATACTATCGGTGAAACTGGTGGAAGTAAACAACACCAACACTTAATGCCTTTAGGTTTTGATAGCGGTGGTTATTTATATGGATATGCAGATGGAGATGGAAACCCTGCTTACGGAAGTGACGTTGTTTATAATATTAAAAGGGCTTCATTAACTGGTTTTACACAAAGTGATAATCAACCTGCAAGAATTGGTGCTACTGCTCCTGATAGTTCAGTACAACCATATCAAGTAGTAGCATATTGGAAAAGGACAGCATAAGGAGGAAATATGAAGAAATGGATCAAAGCAGCAGGCATTCGTGCTATTTATACAATAGCTGAAACTGCACTTGGAATTATAGGAGGTTCTAAACTATTTAGCGAAGTAAATTGGAAGATAGTTGTATCAGCAAGTTTACTTTCTGGTATCGTTTCAATACTTAAATCTGTAGTTGTTGGGCTTCCTGAAATTGAAAAGAGGAAATAGTAATGACTATTAAAGAAAAACAAAGATTTTTAAAAGAACAAGGTTTTTACACAGGAAATATTGACGGCGATTGGGGAAAACTTAGTAAAGAAGCAACTGCATTATTTCAAAAATCTCAACACATTGAAGTTGATGGCAAGTTCGGTCCAGTTACAACTAAATGTGCCACTTGCATAAATGATGGTGGTTATAAAACAAAAGAAAGTTTTAAAGTTGGAGATATTAAGTTCACTTACATCAAAAAAGATGGGCAAGTTTATAATGTCTATATAGATGAAAACTCGCTACTATCTAAAAACTTTAGACTTAAAGAGTTTATGATGCACAAAGATACTTGCAAGAAGGCAGGAATAAGTGACACAGAAAGAAAAAAAGTTATACTTTACGAGCAACTTATAATTGCTTGTCAAAAATTACGAGAAGTTTTTGGGCAATGCAAAGTCAATAGTGGTTATAGAAATGCCAAATATAATAAATATATTGGTGGTTCAAAAAATAGTGCACATACTGAGGGCAAAGCTGCTGATCTTTCATTCAAGAATGCAAAACCTAAAGAGGTTCAAGCATATGTAAGGAAGCATTATAAAGAACTTGGTGTGTACGGACTAGAAAGTAAAACTAAACCAAACTGCAATCAATACACTCACATAGATATAAAAAAGAGAAATGGTAACAAGTTAGTAGAGTTCTAATTTTATTACACTGTTATTCTTATTTTTAACGCACTTATGGGTGCGTTTTTTATTTTTTAATATAGTTATACTATAAAGTTTTTTCGTTTTTATATGGGCTTAAAATTAGGTTTACATTTTTGTATTACATTTGTATTGCATTTGTATTACAAAAGTGGTAATCTTATATTAACAGGGGAGAAGATAGGAGGAATGAAAATGAAGTTTAAGAGTTGGGTAACAGTAGTTTTATTATTAATGCTACTTGTTTTTTGGTTCTTTATTTTTGCTGATGGTTTTGTTCTAAACTGGGTCGGCGTTTTTGGAACTTTAATTTGTGTTGTATTGCTTACAAAATATTCTAAGATTTGTGATTAGGAAAGGTGGTGGTATTTTGAAAGTATTACAAGTAAGATTGCCAGAAAGTATTTTTGATTGGCTTGAAGAAATGGCAAATAAAGAGGGAGTTGCAATTAGTACAATGCTTCGTATCTTTTTAGATAGAGAAATGCAACGTGATCTAATTGAAAAACAAATATATGGAAAGAAGAAAACAAAATAATGAGATTATGGCATTATAAGTTAATTCCTGCTTTACCAAATAAAATGCTAATTTCTCAATGGAGAGAATGTATAGCAATTAAAAGGCAATGGGAAAAAGGAACATTAAAACATAGATTAGTTAGCTATGTTATGAATTATGATAAAGGTTATTTATACAATTATTTTTTAAGTGTTGCTTGCGAAATGGAAAATAGAAAAATCAAAAAAAATGGTAAATATATTTTAGAAATGAATAAGTTTTGCAATGATAGTTGCAATATATATAATAATTATGAAGAACATAATGATAGATATTTAAGACAATGCTATTACAATTTAGAAGAAAAATATGACAGAGGAATTATTATATTTGATGAATGGAAAAAAATAAAAATGGCAATGATAGGAGAATTATTTATATGAAACAATTTGAAGTTAATGTAGACAATGTTCAAGAATGTTGGAAATATTACGAGGACTATATGGAAGAATACAGAAAGACGCATTATAGCGACGACGTTAATTATGATGAGTTTGTAAACTGGTGCGAAAACGAATTATTCCAATGTCCTAATTGTGATGAAATATTAAGAAAAGAAGACCAAGAACATTTAGACAACTTAAATGGTGTTTGCGACCAATGTATTATTGACGGCTATTATGAATAAGGAGTTATTATGAATAAAATTAGATTAGACAGGTCAAGTGACTATTCCAAGGTTTTGGAAGAATTAAATTACTACAAAAAACTTGCAAACAACCTCGTAAATATAAACGAGGTTTTGGGCGGAGCTGTAAAAGACAAACAACGTGCCGAGGAAACTTTAAACAAAGTGTTGGATCTTATCAATAGCAGTGAGGACTTGGCACACTTTTATTCTGCAAAGCAAGAAATTAGAAAACCAATAGAAGATTATTTTAAGAAGGTGAAATAAAATGAAAATTATTTGTTCAAATATTAAATGTAAATATCTTAAAAAAGGGAAATGTGTTTGCAATAATGTAAAACTTAGATTTAGTAATATTGCAACTTTAAACCAAGGTAGAAAAGACATTTTAGAATGTAAAAGTTTTGAATTAGATAAAGAATATGAAGAAATGGCTAGAAAGATTAAAGAACTTATGGAGGAAAGCAAATGAAAATTATAGATTTATTAAATAAAATAGCAAATGGTGAAAAAATACCTAAAAAAATTAAATATGATAATATTATTTTTGAATATGACGATATTTATTATGTGGCTGAACATACATATTTAGATGAATATTGTGATTTAAGCAGAGTTTTAAATGATGAGGTAGAAATCCTAGATGAAGAAAAGAAAATACCTGAAAAATTAGAAATATATGAAATTATTGATGAAACTATAAGTGGTTTAAGAAAATCAATAAATGTGTTAAATGAAGATATGGTAAGCAAAATCAATGAAATAACAGATTATCTTAAAAGCAAAGGTGAGTAATAATGTTAAATGATACAACAGTTAATTTAATATCAATAGCCAATAAAAAAACTATAAGAAAATGGGTTGTATGTGGTGTTAAATATGATTTTGATCACGAATGGTACAGTTATCACGGATTTAAACTAGGAGATAACGAGTATTGTGAGTTTGGAACACCTTTTGCCGCATATAAACATGCTAAGAACTTAGTTAACAAATATCGTAAGACTTATAGTGACGCTGTTGTAGTTATTGTAGAAAAAGTAGGTGAGTAATAATGACAAATGAGATAAAAGAAATATTAGATATTTTAACTTTTAACAAAGAAGATATATTAAATAAAATATGCAGTGTAGAAGATTTTGTATCAAGAGAACAGATAATCAAATTATTAGATTACATAACTAATTTACAACAACGAATAGACAAAGCAGTTGAATATATAAATAATGAATATGACGTAGAACCACACGAATTATATGGTTTAGTCAGTGCTGATGAACTATTAAATATTTTACGAGGTGATGAGTAAATGACAAATATACCTTATGAAGAAAGAATTAAAAATAGAGATAATGATTGGTATTATAACAAGTGTATTCAACAATATTATTATATAATAAAATCACAAGGTGCAAATGAAATATACAAAGAAAAAATTAAACGATTAACCAAAGCAAAAGAAACTACGGAAAATGAATATGGGGATTTGTTAAAAGCATTTGCTAAATCAGAAACAGAAAACAAAAAAGAAATTGCACGATTAAATAAGATTATTGATGAGTTGGAAAAGTATTTGACATTTCAAATAAGACATACTGATAAAGAGTATATTTTTGGTGAAGTATATCATAAACTAAAAGAACTAAAGGAAGAAGGTAAAGAATAAATGCACATAATTGTAGATTTAAAAGATATTATAGGTTTTGGTTTAATAATTGGTTTTATTATAATTGCTTTAATATATGGAATTATAAAAGCAATATTAGATATAGGTAAAAAGAATTGTTATGATTGTAAACATTATAAATTAGATGGTGTTGCAGGTTGTGGTGATTGTTGTTGGTATAGGTGTATAAAACATAATAGAAAAGACAATGGTACT